TTCTTGTCTATTACTAAAGATGACATTACAGCTAAAGGTAAACTACGTCCTATTGGTGCTAGACATTATGCAGCTAGAGCACAGCTAGTACAGAATATGATTGGTGTATTTAACAGTCCTATTGGTGGAATGATTAGTCCTCATATTTCTTCTAAACGTCTTGCACAAATGGTTGAAGAATATCTTGGCTTTGAGCAGTTTGACTTTATCCAAGAAAATGTAGCTGTTATGGAACAAGCTGAAACACAACAACTGGTACAACAAGTACAACAATCTCTTGAAGCTGAAGCAGCTACCCCATTAGAAGAAGACTTAATGATGGGTGAAATGGAAGAGGTTCCTCAAGAATAACTTGACTTTACAGGGTAGTTGTGTTATACTAATGACATGGACTTAAAACTCTTACATAGCAAAGAAACAAGTAAAAGTCAAGCTTTTAAGTTACTTAAAGAATATCTAGAAGAGCAGATTGATTTAGCTAGACGTAAACAAGGAGATGAAGATAATTTTTCTTTACCTTCTTGGTCTGAATATCAAGCATATCAACTAGGTGTAATAAAAGCGTTTCAAAAACTTTATAACGTAATTCCTGACCAAGGAGCAAGCAGTGACTGATCAAACAATATTTGAACAAAGTACCAACGATGTTCAAGAGAACGATGCCACACCACAATTCACAATTCCGACAGAAGTTGTAGACTTTGTAGGTAATGGTAAAAAGTATCAATCTGTAGAAGATGCATTGAAATCTGTACCTCATGCACAAAAGCATATTCAAACTCTTGAGTCTGAACTTGCTAATTTGAAAGAGGAACTGACTAGACGTAAAACTGCAGAAGAACTTTTAGATGAAATCAAGTCTGGTGTTCTACCTGAGCAAACCACTCAAGCAGTAGAATTTGACCAAGATAGACTTACACAAATAGTTGAACAAACTCTAACAAATAAAGAAAGACAACGACTAGCTCAACTCAACGCTAAGTCAGTAGCTGATAAGTTTACTGAACAGTTTGGAGAGAAAGCTGAAGAAGTCTATAATACAATTGCTAGAGAATCTGGACTATCTGTGCAAGACTTAAACAAATTAGCCTCAACTTCCCCTAATGCTGTTCTTAAGTTAGCAGGGTTGACTAAAGGTGCTACTACTTCCAAATCATCTGGAACTATTAACACTGAGTCATTAAATGCTAACCGAACACCTGAGCAACTTTCAGCTAGAGTTCCTAAAGGAGCTACTACTAAAGACTTAGTTAATGCATGGAAGATTGCTGGTGAAAAAGTTAAACAAAATTCTACTAATTAATTAAGGAAAAATTATGTCTCAATTAACAGGAAATACTCAAGCTTTTATTGAAGCCCAGCAGTATTCTCAGTTTATTCTTGACAATCTACATGACTATCTGTTGCCAGAAGGTCTGTGGAGAGACGTGAGTGACTTCGGTTCTGGTACTACTCTGAACATCAAAACCGTTGGTACAGTCACAATTCAAGATGCTGCTGAGGATGTCCCTCTAAACTTTAGTCCAATCGACACTGGTACTATCACTCTTTCTATCACTGATTATGTTGGTGATGCTTGGAAAGTTAGTGATGACTTGCGTGAAGATGGCTCACAAGTAGACTCTTTGATGTCTATGCGAGCAATGGAATCCACACGTGCTTTTGGTGAACACCATGAAGGTCGTTTCTTGTCCGTAGCTAACTTGGGTCAAACCAACGCTAACTTGAACTTGGTAAATGGTCGTCCTCATCGTTGGATTGCAGGTGGTTCTGGTATAACTACTCGTGTTATGTCTTTGAGTGACTTCATTGCTATGAAGCTTGCTTTTGATAAAGCAGGTGTTCCAGCAGGTGGTCGTATTGCAATTGTTGATCCAATTGTAGAAGCCACTTTGAATAGCTTGCAAAACTTGGTAAACGTATCTAACAACCCAATGTTCGAAGGTATTGTTACTGAAGGTTTTGCTAGAGACCATAAGTTTGTTCGTAACATCTTTGGTTTTGATGTATGGACTTCTAACTACTTGCCAGTTAAGACTGCTACCGAAGCTTTGAATGCTTCTTCCTATGGCTTGGCTAATACAACTGCCCAAGTCGGTGACGTAGCTAACGTCTTTATGTCTGTAGCTGACGACTCAACTAAGCCTGTTATGCATGCTTGGAGACGTGCTCCTAAGACTGAAGGCTGGCGTGATAATGAAGAACGTGCTGACAAGTACCAAGTTACTTCTCGCTTTGGTTTGGGTGTACAACGTTTGGATACTCTTGGTGTTATTCTCACCAGTGGTTCCACATACTAATCAAGGAGAAAAACATGGGTATCGAAATTGATGCAAAGCGTGGCGTAGCTAATAGCTATGGCGTACGTAACACAACTGGTCAGTATGGCGCACAGCAAAATAGTGATGGTGTAGTTAAGTCAGCAATCTGGGACTTTACTTATCTCACTCTTCCTGCTGCAGGTGCTAACAACCTTCAATTTGTCATTCCTGCTGGTGCAACTATTGTATCTGCTAGATTGGTAATTGACACTCCATTTGCTTCAACATCAACTACTACAGATTTGACAGTGGGTTTACAAACCTCTGCAGGTGTAGAAATTGATAATGATGGTTTGATTACAGCAGCTAATGCTACTCAAACTACTATTGCTGTTGATGGTGGTGTTGTTACTGGTTCAGGTGCTTTGGTAGGTAAAAGTATTGGTGCTACTGCAGGTGAACTTGTAGTTGCAGGTACTGATACAGATCTTACCGCAGGTGCTGGTCGAGTTATTGTTGAGTATATCTACAATAGCTAAACCTTTATTGGTGTAAAACTAAGAGGGGAGGCTTCACTAGAGGTTTCCCCTTTTTACTAGAAAGTGTAATATGACTATACAGCATAAAAACATTGCAGAAGCAGATTTGCATGAACCTAAAGGTGTTTCTACTGCCTCAGCTAATAAAGTCTATGTTTCCAATGGATCAGGAAGTGGTTCTTGGCAAGCTCTTCCAGCAAAACTTTATGCTGAGATTTATATAGATGGTGGTAGTACAACTCAAACTCTTTCAGCAGCATCTGCATATGCTCAACTAAATCCAACAGGAGAGTGGACAGAGAACCTTAAGAATGGTTTAACTACTACTCCTGCTAATGGTGAAATTACTCTTACGTCTGGTGGAGCTTATTTAATTGAATTTTGGATTGTATTTGATACAGCAGAAATATCTTCTGGATCATTATACAACTTTAAATTTGCAATTAATGGTACACCAGCTCCTCGTATATTAAATACAAAAAAGACAACAAACAATGTAGACAGACTACATTTATCTGCTCAAGGACTTGCTTCAGTTAGTGCAGGTGACATCCTTTCTATGTATGTTGGTGGTGATGGTACATCATCTTCTACTAACATTACTGTACTTGAAGCAGGTCTAATTGCAATTAAACTGGCAGACTAATCATGGCTAAAATGTCCTTACTTGATATTGTTCAAGACATCCTTTCAGACATGGATTCTGATGAGGTAAACTCTATCAATGACACTACAGAGTCTTTGCAAGTAGCACAGATTGTTAAGACAACCTATTACAACATTCTTGATGGTAGAGACTATCCTTGGATGCATGAGTTGTTTCAAATTGACAGTAGTGCTACTCCTAACAGACCTACTCACATGAAAATGCCTGAGACAATTATTGACCTTGACTGGATTAAATATAATTGTAAAAAAGCAACAGACAATAAAAACATCTTTAAGAAAATAACATATAAACTTCCTGAAGAGTTTATGGACATCGTAGACCAAAGGTCTAGTGATGATAGTAAGATTGTAGTTATTAATGATCCTACAGGAATTAAACTAAACATTTATAATGATAGAGCACCACAATACTTTACTTCATTTGATGATGAGTATTTAATATTTGATGCTTATGATAGTGCTATTGAAAACAATTTACAAAGTATTAAGACACAATGCTTTGGTAAAAGAGCAACTACTTTTACATTAGATGATAACTTTGTTCCAGACATGCCTGTTCAAATGTTTTCTTATCTTCTTAATGAAGCTAAATCTACAGCATTTTTAGTGCTTAAGCAAATGCCTAATCAAAAGGCAGAACAAGTGTCTGTCTCTCAAAAGAGGCGTATGAGTCAAGAAGCTTGGAGACTTAAGAATGGTATCTCTTATCCTAACTACGGAAGAAAATAATGTTAGCTCAAAATACTCCTGCCTTTGTTGAAAAAGAGCAATATGGAAAGAAAAAGAAAAAATCTGGACTTTACTCTCCACAAGTTTCAGAAGATTCTTTAGCAAAACAGTCTAGAAAAAAAGGTAAGTTAGGACAAAGAAAACTTCTTAACACCTCCTTAAAAAAGAAAGTAAAGAAATGAATTTAACTACTGCTAATGGTAAAGAAATAGACATTGTAAATGCTCCAGGTACAGGTCACTATAAGATTCAATTTAAAACAGGCGGAGAGCTTCCAGAGACACTCTCAGGACTATATACATCTGTACATGCAGCCAGAGTAGCTGCAATTAGTTATGTAGAGAATACACAATCAAAGAAGAAATCCGAAGCTAAGGAATAACAATGGCTTTAACAAATGAAAAGCAGTATAACACTTTTGTTAAAGGCTTTATCACCGAAGCTTCTGCTTTAATTTTCCCAGAGAATGCTTCACTAGATGAAGACAATTTTACCCTTGAAAGAGATGGTAGTAGATCTCGACGCTTGGGTCTTAACTATGAACCTGGACATTTGTTAAAAGACACTGGACTTGATCCAGTTATTCTTCAGTCAGCTAGAACAAACTTTTTTAGATGGGACACCACTAGTGAAGGTTTTTCTAAATCAATTGGTGTAATTAGAGTTTATGATAGACTTTGGTTTATTGATCTTCTTAACGAATCTCCTTCTTCTGCTTTTTTAAATAATGGTAATTACATTAGTATCTCTGGATTAGAAAATAGTGATATTGATGCTGCTGTTGTTAATAGTAATTTTATTATTGTAAGTCAAGATATACCTCTTCCTGTTTCATTATCCTACGATAATGTTTTAGATGAAGTAACTCAAAAAACTATTACAATTAGTATTAGAGATTTTTGGGGTATAGAGGATGGGTATGGTATTACAGAAAGACGTGATACTATTACTCCAAAGCATAGATATAATTTAGTAAATCAAGGCTGGTCTCCATCAATAGAATCAGGAGATGGAGGAACTGCTTATGCAGGAAATGCTATTGATGTAACTAGATCTCAAATAGGAGTGTATCCTTCTAACTCTGACATTTGGTACTTAGCTAGAGAAGAAAGACCAGATCAATCTCAATATAATAAGTATAGACCTGCAGTATTAATTAGAAGAAACACAGTAAATGCTCTTGCTCCAAAAGGATCATTAATAATTGATGCTTTTAATCGAGGGAATAGTAGAGAACAAGTATCTGAAGGTTTTGATCTTCCTTTAGATAAAGAACAAGGAAGTTTTACTACTGTTGCTTCTTATGGTAGTAGAGTATTCTATTCTGGTGTGTCTAGTAGTATTTTAAATGGTGATGATAATTCTCCTAATTATAATGGTATTATTTTCTTTTCTCAACTTGTAACTAATGAAGATAAAATTGGTAAATGCTATCAAGAAGCTGATCCTACTTCAGAAGAAATAAGTGACATTATTGCCACTGATGGTGGCACTATACAAATTCCAGAAATAACTAAAGTAGTTAAACTATATGCTTCTAAAGGTAGTTTAATTATTTTTGCTGAAAATGGTATTTGGGAATTATTTGGAGAAGAAAAAGGATTTACTGCTACTAGTTTTCAATTAAGTAAACTTAGTTCTACTGGTGTAGTTAATAAAAATGCAATCATTGAAACCAATGGTGCTTTTGTTTGTTTTACTATTGCTGGTATTTTTTCTATTGCAGAAGATGATGTTACTTCAAGATATAAAGTAGAAAACATTTCATTAAATACAATACAAACTTACTACAACAGTTTATCTGAAATAGCTAAAACAAACGCTAAAGCTTTTTTTGATGAAAAAGAAAGTAAAGTTAGATGGTTATATAATGATGGAGCTTCTAATAGTTTTTCTTTTAACAGAGAACTTATTTTAGATTTAGCTTTAGGAGCTTTTTCTAAAATCTCTTTTGCATCTTTACCTAGTAATACCCCATTAGTAACAGACTATGTTCCTTATGTAGGTTATTCTGTAGCTGAAATAGACACTGCAGTTTATGTAGAAAATGATGCTGTAATTGTTACTAACAATGATGCTGTTGTAGTTACTGAGCAAGAAAACTTTACTAGAGGTAGTCAGTTTGGTTTTTTAACTATAGTAGGAACTAGCTTTACTATTAGTAAATATAACAACACTAGATTTGTAGATTGGGAAATTGCTGGTGGAGGTAATGGAGCTAACTATAGTTCATTCCTTTTAACTGGTTATGAGTTGTTTGGAGATACTACTAGAAATAAACAAACTCCTTACGCTTTCTTTTTCTTTGATAGAACTGAAAGTGGTTTCTCTGAAGTTGACGGTAATCTAGAACTTGACAATCCTTCAGCATGTTGGGTACAAGCTCAATGGAACTGGACTAATAGTGCTAATAGTGGTAAGTGGGGAACTCCGTT